ATGCCTCTCGATTTACTTGAGCGTAGTACTTCTTTGGCTGATCTGCCTGGTCCTTCCACAGGTTGTGTCTATTGCATAAATATGCAGAAAATAGTGGAAAGTGTGGGATGGATTGTATATTTTTGCATTTGAAAAGATTGGATTCCATGCAACAGCAGTACGAATTGAATTTGAACGTTGAGACAAAAGGCGGGGGTATCCGGCAGAGGCGTACCCGCGTATCCGTGCAGACTGCGGCAGGCAAGACCAGCCGCCAGGAGCATGTGTACAGGCGCAACCGGGAACTAATCGCCCGTTATTACTACTGGACGGAGATACGCCGGAGGCGTTTCGATGATGTGATGCGTATCCTGTCGGAGGAGTTCCATGTGGAGGATCGGACCATCAGCAATGCCCTGCTCGATTTCGGCGATTACCTCGACGGGCTGTACAAGGAGAAGAAAGATATACGGGAACTCAGGAAGGAATACCCGTATCGCAACTGGGAAAACTGAAAAGCGGGGCAACGGTCACCCCGCTTTTTTCATTGGTATTCCTCAAAGGTAGTCTCGTAAACCAACGTATAGGTTTTAATCCCACCCGCGATGACGGAAGGCCGTCCGCTCCGGCGGCTTAGCGGCGAGAACATCTCTTCAGCCGTCCATCCTTTCAGGCAATCATGCACCTCGCTGACGATGGAATAACGCTCCAATGCCCTTTTCTTGACCTCTTCCGGTACCTTACTGTATGATTCCCCTTGGTAGGGGAAAGCCAGTTTCAGCGTGATGTTCAATTTCACAAGTTGCTCCGTGTCGGTCAAATCCCGGCAATCGGAATAGTGGATGTCAATTAGGCAACAGGGAAAATCCACCGCCGGACGTGTGGAATTGCCCACGTTCAATTGCCCTAAGTCTTCATCAATCCAACGGAGAGACGGGGCTTCCTTCTCCAGACGGTCGCATAGCGCGACAAAGATTTCATTGTTCATAAAGCTGTTATTTTAATGTGTCGATAAGCCTTCCAGCCGTTTGTGAATCTCATCCGCCAGTTCGTCCGACGGCCCCATGAAGGGACGTGCCGGGATATTGGCCATCCGGGTGTGTTCCCTGACCTGCACGTTCCCGTACCGGGAGGTATGGCGCACATGGGCGGGCACCGTCACCCGGCCGATGAACCCCTCGTTGTGTACTTTGGCATAATCCACCTTGTCGTTTCCGGCAGAAATGACCACCTTGTCTCGTCCTACGTAGGCCGGTCGGATGCTGTTAAGCAGGTTGCCGCTGTCGATCAGGAGCGATCCGTTCTGCCTTGGAACCTTTGCCGGTGCCCAGGGATTTCCGTCGAAAGCCTTTCGGCGGAAAGTCTCCTTATAATAGGCCGTGGCGGTCTCGGCGACGATTTCGGCGGCATCGTCCAGGATCTTATCGGGCAGACTGCCCAAATAATTTTCCAATTCGTTGAAATCCATATTGAAATAGTTTATATATTTGTAACCGAAGTTTCTTCAGGACGTTTACCAACTGCTAACACCTCGCGGATGAAGGGGGCACACGAGTCGAATTTGAATAAGAAAGCCCTGAAGAGATCAATCCGAAGTAGGAATATGACACCGGCTATCCAATCCGACGAGGCGGAAACGTTACGTGTAGCGTATCCCAGGCGGCGGACGGACGCAAGGACTTATTCCTGCGTATTTTTTATCAGCAACCCTCTTCTATACCGCCAGCGAGGGTCAATCCGACGACTTTTCTTTGTTTTGACCGCAATCTTGGCGTTCGGATAGATTTCAAACCAAGTGGCAACCCGATACGTTTTAGCGTCAGTTACATCGCAAATGACATTGATAACCTTACCTGCATAGAATTTGATAAAGTTTATGTTCCTAAAATCATTCGGCTTGACATAGTCGTTTATCCATACTTCGTCAGGATGAGCCAGTACGTCCGGTATGCAGTCCAGTAAGGGAATTCGAGTCTTTGTATATTTCCCGGACGTGTGACGGTTGAATACAGCCTCTGTCATCTCAACTTCACGCCCTTTGTAGTCCTTTATCCATTTGTGATTGGACAACCAATCCTCTTTTTCCCCTTCAAACGCTGCAGGAGCTTCCCGCGTGGCTGCTGCCAGCTTCTTGCCGAACGAATCCAGCCCGTAATCATTATAATACAGGTTGCCGACCAACTTGGAAGCCTTTTTCGGAAACTGCTGTATGTACATTTGGTTGCGGGTAAACACTTCGGCGGTCTTTCCCCGGTTCACGTCCCAATGTTGCGCCTTGGCCTTTTGCCATTCCGGAGTATTGAAAAACGCCTCGCAACGGGCTTGTTCCGTTTCCAAGTCCAAATCCTCTACCTCGTGCCCCATGAGCGGGATCACGTAGCAACGACAGTTCCATCCATTTGGCGGAAATATCTTGTCCCACCTCGGGTCGTTAGCCGGAAGGACCAAGCCGTCCAGCTTGCGGTGTTCTTCCCGGACCTTGTCGTCCCCGGCCGTATGGTACTCCCAATAGGGGAAAAGTTTGGTCTTGCCGATCAGCCGTTGGTAGTTGCTTGCCGACTCGGCGGTAAGGACGGCCGTATCATATTCGGTCTGCTGCCACTGCTTGTTGAACACGTCCGTTGTCTGCAGGGCCTTTTTGTGGAACTCCTCGAAGCTGCCGCTTTCCCGGAACAGGCTGTTCAGTTCCTGAAGCTCCGCCAGCGTCTTGGCGGCGGAGAAGTGGAAGACGTTCATCTCCATCGAGGTGATGAAAGCGTCGTCCCGTGCCCCGTAGGTGAAGCCGGTATCGGCCAGTCCGACCACCTTGCCCCGGCCTTTGCTGACGGCACGGACAAAGTCGTCCGCAAAGAAACCGAACAGTTCCGCGTCGAACAACGCATTTCCCCAGCTGTCCGCCACCCGGTTGATGATGCGGTTCTGCATCGTGTCGTCAGCGAGACGGATGCGGGCTTTGCCATCGGTCGCCCCGGCTCGCGGGGCTCCTGCGAAAAAATCCCATAGGCGGAGGAGCCAGTTCCGGTCGTTGTTTTGGATGGCAGCCGCTTTCCCTTCCGGGTCGTCCGGATCATTCGAATCCGGAGGCGACACGAATTGGGGATGCTGCTCTTTCCTGGCGATGGCCTCGTCGCCCTCCGGCTGCGGGATGTTGTATTTCTCGTAGAGGTAGCTCTGCGGGATGGGCAGGATGTCGGAGAGCAGGACTGTTTCCTGTACGGTAATCTCCTGCGCCTTGTCCAGGAACTTGAACCGGCCACCGCCGACCGGATAGCCCCGTTTCTCCAAGAGCGGCACGAAGTATTTGTTCAACATACGTTCCACGAAGCGGCGATCCGCCCGGTGCTTCTTCTCCTGCACGGCCATGTGGACTTGCCCCTGCGCGAGTGAACTGCCGTCTTGCGTGGTCATGGTCTGGCCTAAGATGGTAATCAGTATCTCTTCGTTGCAGGCGCTGCGGAAATCGTTGTAAAGGGCACCGTTGGCCGATCCGCTCAGTGTCGTTTGCGTGGCTTCCGTTTCCTTGGGAACGACGATGTAGGGAGCCGACCCTGCCTCCTCGAACGCCTGAATCAACGCCCGGCGGCTCTGTTCGTCCATGCTGCTGTATTTCCCGATACGCTGGGGCATACCGAAAAGCTCGACGAACTGTGCCCAGTCGCCGAAACCGCCCCGTTTGTAGATGACGAAGGGTGCGGCACGCAGGAGAATACCGAAATCGTCGTCACTTCCGAACTGGAGAATCAGGTCGTTGTCCGCGTAGGGTATCCCGTGCTCGTCCTCTTCCCGGATCGCGATTTCATGAGTCTTTGTCCGGATATGCTTGCGCGGGATGGACTTGAAACCGAACCCGTCGAGGAACAGGCATTCGACCACCGACACGCCCCAGAAACGCGAGAGCATGATTTCGCGCAGGAGCGATTCAAACTCCGGCGTGTCCATCAGCGTGCCCATCTCATCGACCTGTTTGCCGTCGATGGTAAAGGCGAGGTCGGCGTCCGTCACTGCGTCGATACGTTTGTCGATGGCGTCCGACAGGTAGCCGTCGATCAGGAGGTCGGTAAACAGGTCGTACAGTTTCGTCCGGTTTCCCAAGTCGGCCAGCCGGAGTGCGCTCCGCCAGGAACCGATATCGTTCACGCCCCGGTGGATGGGACGGACCAATATTTCCGTATGTACCGGGCGTTGTTTAGCTCCGGTCTTGTTTTCGCCTTTTACAGGCGTTTTTTTATTTTTACTTGCCATGATTCATGAATTGATTTTTGTTTGCTTAGAACGACGCTCAAACACCGTTCTAACGGTCTTTTAGAAATGCTGGCACCGCTTGGGGTTGCTGCCGTACGCAATGGGTCCGATCGGGGCGTTGTTTCCCGTGTCTTCTTCCGTTTCCCGGTCGGGCAGGTCAGGCGATACGTCGCCCCGCTGGACGGCCTTCAGCCAGTCGATTGCCCGCTCGTAGCGGTCTTGCCGGAACTTCAGGTCCGTCCCGGCGTTGCAGAGGTTGATGAGATGCCAGGTGGCGATATCCTTGACGAATATCAGCAGCAGCTGGTTCCGCTTGCTTCCCGACGCGGAGAAAATGCGTGTGCAGTCGAAACGGGTAAGGTAGCCTTTCGCCTCGGCTATAGCCGCGTCGATGGCGGCCTGTACGATGGTCGCGTCCCCCCGCGTGATGGTTTCGACCAGCTCGTCATGCAGGTGGGTGTTCAATTCCTGTATTGTCAAAAATGCCATGATAGAATGTGTATTTGGGTTAAAAACGTTTCCGGTTCCTGGGGCGTGTCCCGACGGCACAACTGCCCGCCTTGACCACCATCGCCTTTTGCTGGCAGATGAAAAAACCGCCCTCTATCGCGTCGGGACCGTCGGCGGGTGCCGGCAGTCCGTCGTCGAAAAGGAGGAACTGTTCCTCCAGGCGGGCCATATTGGGATTGTCCTTCTCCGCGATGTTCAGGATCATGCGCCCGGCACGG